GCGTGCGCACCAGAGCCGACACCCGCTGTTTGGGACGAGCTGTGGAATTTGGTGGATAGGCATTGGGATCGATTGTGCCCGGGAAAATGCCCTCGAGGCATAAAGAACTACCGCACCACACGCGCTGTGCAAATGATGCGTGGGTGGGCGAACAGCTTTGTCGGCGAGGGGAAGCGGAGAAAGAAGCACAACGGCGTCAATAAGTTGTTAAGTAGAGGCGTGCTGCCCGAAGACCTCGTTTTAACGGGCATGATCAAGAAAGAACTCAGCCAAAAGCACAGTGACACTTTCAAGACGCCGGCACAGGGCCCAGAGATTAAAACATCGCACAATGACGAGTGGGTTACGAATTGCAGTGGCCTGTTGTGTCCAAGGATGTTGAGGTACTTCGGTACACAGGTCGTCGACGCCCTTTTTGGGCCGGACACGTGTATCGGTTACAAGCACCTGTGCAAAGTTTGGAGTGGCGAGCATTTTGTGCTCCTTGGTGCAGGAAGGAAAAACAACGAAGTGGGGGCTTTCTACGACATGCACCCCCAAGCACCTAACCGGGTCTTCTACACCGGTGACTATTCCCTCATGGATCTGTCGTCCGGAGCGCACGCCCATGCTTTCTTCTTCAAGTTCATGCAGAAGCTTGGGTTGTACCAAGATCCTCTGCATCGTGAAACTTTCGCGCGCATCTTTCCGCAACGCCTCAAGTGGCAGGGAGAAGGGAACTTTGTACTGGCCAAGGGGATGGCCAGTGGGGCAGTTTGGACCACGTTAATGAACACCGTGTTGAATGCTGTGTTCTCAACGTTTGGCGCATTTCGAGCATGGCTCAGTAACCGCGGACTGGCCGGTGCAAGTTTTAACATGGCTCTCTATGACCAAGCGATGTTCACACAATTCTTGGAAACCACAGATTATCACGCCGCCTTTGCAGGCGACGATTCTGTGATTGCCATGTGTGGTGACCATTCATATTTCAAAGGCGCCATTAGAACTTACACAAAAAGTTTGGGTTACATTTTGAAGATGCAGTCCACGAATCAAAGTGCGCACGCTGATTTCCTTGGGTGTAACCCAATACGCGTGTACAACTTGAAAGATCAACGTTACACACACACAATGGCACCACAGCCGCATAGATTCTTTACGACGTTTGGTTGGGCTCGGTCTCGACCTGCACATCCTAGAGAACACGCGGCTGGAGTTGCTTTCGGCTGGAACACGGGGTTGGGGCACCTCCCGGTGTACAGAGAGTTGTGTCGTGCGCAACGCACGGATGTGGAGGAGTCATTGTGTGTGAAGGAGTGGGCCGATTTTTCTCGCGATTGGGCTCACTACTGCACGTACATCGACAAGAACAGCGACGCTTTGGTCGCGGACGCCACAACCTATCACGATCTCGCGACTGCATGGAATGTTGGAGTCCATGTCGTGGAGCGCCTGCAGTTGGAGCTCAGTTCGGTCCAACAACTGCCATGTTATGTGGGTACTGCATCCGCACACGCGGTTATTCGCGGGTCAGCGATGTGAGTACCACAACAACCGTCACACGGCAGAAACCGTGGACGGTGCCTTGCTTGGAAACGCCTTCACTAACAAGGACCGTAGCCACCTTCGTTGCCGGAACCCACTC